CTTCTGTAAATAGAAGTGCATCTCCAGGAAGGCGCAAAGGCACAGTGAGACTCACACCGTCACAAGTTGCCATTTCAAAAAAACTAGGTGTGCCGCTAAGCGAATATGCGAAGTACGTGAAGGAGTAGGCATATGATTATGACAACGAAACAACCGCAAAAACTACCATCACGCGAGTCTGAAACCCGAGAGAAAACTTCTCGAAGGAAACCATGGGCTCCACCATCACAACTAGACGCACCACCTGCACCAGCCGGTTTTAAACATCGCTGGATAAGGGCTGAAGTAGTAGGACAGCTTGACAATAAAAATGTCTCTGCCAGACTACGAGAAGGTTGGGAATTTGTCCGAGCGGATGAATATCCTGATACTGAATGGCCTCAATTAGATTCAGGTAAATATAATGGTGTTATAGCTGTAGGAGGTTTAATGCTAGCAAGGATTCCTGAGGAAACCGTTAATGAGCGAAATGCTTACTTTCATCAACTGACGAAAGATAAGGATGAAGCGATTGCAAACGATCCCCTTAAGGACCAACATCCTAGTATGCCTGTCTCTCGTGAGAGCAGGAGTCGCGTAAGTTTTGGTGGCAAGAAACCTAGTTAGGTTTTCCACATAATTTACACAAATTTGACACACTCATGAGGAGTGGGTCATAACTTATACTATGAGGAAAAATCATGGCAAATAAAGATGCGCCATTTGGTTTTAGACCTGTAGGTGACTTAGGTAGTGAAATCCAAAACGGTGGAACTACTGAGTATGACATCCTTCCTGGATTAGCTACTGTGTTGTATAAAGGAGACTTAATGCAACAATTAGCAGCTAACGGAACGATAACTTCTTTTACTGGCGGTATTAATGCCAATATATTAGGGGTTTTCAACGGATGTTATTATGTTGATCCTACTACGGGAAAACCAACATGGTCAAACTACTACCCTGGGGGAATTACTCCAGCAGGCGGTGGACTGATTAAAGCGTATGTCTATGATGATCCGAACAAGTTATACGAATGTCAAGCAAATGGAACTGTAGCTATTAATTCTGCAGTTGGAAAAAACACAGATATGCTTTATGCAGCTGGTAGCACTGTCAATGGACAGAGCAACTCAGAGCTAAACGTAACAACCGGAAACGGTGTTGGTGTTCCAGCAGCAGCTACGGCTCAATTCCGTGTTATCGCGATCTCTAGGGATCCTGATAATAGTGATGCTTCAAATGACAATGCTAACTGGATCGTTAAAATTAACGAATCAGTGTACACTCGTTTAACTGGCGTATAAACTTAGGGAGATAACTGATGGTCATTTCAAGAATGCAATTGGTCAAAGAACTCGAACCAGGTTTAAATGCTTTGTTTGGGTTAGAATACGACCGATACGAAAATCAAAACGCAGAAATCTTTGAAACAGAGAGTTCTGATCGTGCGTTCGAAGAAGAAGTAATGCTTGGTGGTTTCGCCAACGCTAGTGTAAAACCTGAGGGTCAAGGTATTGTATACGATGACGCTCAAGAAACTTACACTGCTAGGTATACCAACGAGACTGTTGCTTTAGCTTTCGCATTAACCGAAGAAGCCGTAGAGGATAACCTTTACGACAAAATTAGCACTCGATACACAAAAGCATTGGCTAGATCAATGGCTAACACTAAACAGGTGAAAGGTTCAAATGTATTGAACAATTCAACTACAGCTGGATTCACGGGAGGCGACGGAGTAGTTTTACTCTCAGCTGCCCATCCAACTCTTAGTGGGAACCAAACAAATCTTTTAGGCACTGCTGCTGATCTCAACGAAACTTCGTTGGAAACAGCGCTTATCGAAATTGCGAATATGAAAGACGAAAGAGGATTAAAAATTGCTCTAAGGGGCATGAAATTAATTCTTCCGGTAAATCTTCAGTTCGTAGCTGAAAGGTTATTGAACTCTGCAGGACGCGTAGGCACAGCTGATAATGATATCAATGCAATTAAATCTATGGGCATGGTCCCACAAGGTTATGTAATCAACAATTTCTTAGTTGATACAGATGCATGGTACGTTAAAACTGATGCCCCTAATGGACTTAAACACTTCAATAGGGCGCCTATAAGAACTGCAATGGAAGGTGACTTCGATACTGGAAACGTTAGATATAAAGCGAGAGAAAGATACAGCTTCGGCTGGTCTGACTGGCGTGGAATATTTGGTACTCCAGGAGCAGCT